GTAAAGAACATCTTTTTCGGATGCAGCTAAGAAGTCAGTTTGAGGTCCTTCGTTAGGCATAAATGCCACATGAGAACCTGTAGTATCTAAATGTTTTTGTATCTGGTCAGGAAGTGTTTTACTTTCTTCCTTAGTGATAACATTAGATGTTAAAACTTTTTCTTCTTGGTCAAGTTCTTTCTTGACTCTTGCTAAACTTCTTGTTAGCTTTTGAACTTTCTTTGACTTTTTAGTTAATTTGTTTTTAGCTCTTACTGCTAATTGCAAATCTGAAAGCTCTGAATTCTTAGGTCTACCGGGCTTACGCTTTGGTGTACCGTCTTTCTTTAGTATATAGCTCCCGTCAGGGTTTGTCAAGTAGTTTTTAGGATTTTTTTCCCAATCTTCCATATATCTTATCTACGTATTTTTTTAATCCGGGTCTTGACATGCCTTTACCTGTTTCAGCTTCGAGCCAATCAACACCTATTCCTAGGCTAATTTCTTGGTGAAAAACAGACTCAGCTACTTCCTTAAGCACAGCCAAGTCTGTTTCCACGGGTTTTAGATAACCATCAAAGTTTTCATCAAGTTCATAACCAAAAGGTATAGTTGATGAAGTTCTTTTAATATAGTTATCAGGGACAAACATTTAGATTATCCACATAATTATAAATGCTGATATAAATCCTATACCACACATGATACCCCAGACTTGCATGTCTGTAAGGTCATTGGTATTAATAAGACTATTTACTTTTTTTTCTAGTAGTTCTTTTAACATTTGTTTTCCTCTTCGTTGTTTGTTTTTTTGGAGCTAGAGCTTTCTTGAATAACTTACTATAAGCTTTCTTTACTTTGTCTAACCATCTATTAATCATTGTCATTGTTGTTTTCCTCGGTTTTCTTTTTACCGAATATTCTATCCCAGTTGTCTCTATAATCCTGTGTATAGAATCCGGGTCTAGGATTAGCACCCTTACTTCCGTGTGTATTTTTATAGATCGGTGATCTAAATGTTATTGGCTTTTCGTCACTGCCTATTTGTTTACCCATAATCTTTCTCGTTTATACATTTACTCCACTCTTCAGCTACTATTTCTTCAGGATAAGGAGCATAAAAAATGGCTTTACACTTTTCAAATTGTTTACGCCAGTCAGTAGGGTTGTACTTATCGTTCCATTCTTTTTGATTTGCATCAGGAACTATCTCAACTATAGGAGTTTGAGCACATCCCGATAACAAACACAAGACTATTAATTTTTTTACCATTTAACTTTATTAGCCCAGTATGCTGCAGACAATACACCTTTAGCAATATTTTTTCTGTGTCTTGCTTTAAAAGACTTTCTTTTCATTCTAGTTTTACGGGACTCACCTGCTTTAGGCTTACCTGCAGTCTTAGCACCTTGCTGTCCAAACCTGATAGTTTTAATTGTACTGCCTGATTTAGCTACAACAATATGTGATTTAGTAGGATGATTAGGAGTACGCTTGGGTTTGTTATAACCACTGACTCCTGCTCGTTTTAATCTACCATCAGCTTTACCACCTTTAGCCATTCTAAACTTTGCTGTCTTCTCTGCAATCTTTTTAGGTTGAGGTGAATGTTGTTTACCGGCAGCTTTGTCTTTACGTTTAGCTGCTGTCGTAGCTGCATATTCTGAATCGCTTAAAGATTCTCTAGCTTTTTTAGGTAAATATCTTTCACCTGTATCACTAGACTTCTTGCCAGATTTAGTTCCCCACTTTTGTTTACCCCAACTAAGTAAAGACTTTTGAGATTTTGCAAGTGCCATTACTTGTAACCTCCACCAGCTTTCTTGTAAGCTTTGGCTAGTGCCTGTGCTTTACGTGCAGACCATTGCCCGGCTGCAGTACCGTGTGAAGCTTGTGACTTTATTCTTTGGAATATCTTTTTACGTTTGGTTGGTTGAGTGTAGTTACCGGCTGCATTAACTTTTGATTTAGCCTTACCACCGTTTCTAAATTGTAATCTTTCTAATAACATTAGTGTACTGTCCTGTCGTCTTCTTTGGGGATTGTGTTTAAGTGTTCTTGTTCTAATTTATCATCCACATAGATACTATCAAGTTCTCCTACAACAACCAAATGATTCTGGGCTGCAGCTAGTTCTGCTTTCTCATAAGATGAAGCTACAATGTTAGGACCTGCAAAGGTTGTACCGTAGGCTTCGATCTCAGTCAGAAATATCTTCATACTCTCCATCTTCAATATCTAGTGGGGCTTTGTCCGGCATTAAAAAAATACCACCGGCATTCATGTTGTGAGTTACATCTACTTTATCTACTTTAGTTACACCTACTCTATCTAAAAGAGTTTGTGCTGCTGTAAGCTTATTGTTTGCTTGAATAATAGGTTTCTTAGAATCCATAATCTCTACAAGCTTAAAAGCTGCTTTAGGAGCTGAGTTAGCTAAAATCTCTTGAGTAAGTTCTAGTATCTCAGACTTTAAAGTCTTTACAACATGATGATAGTGACTTTTGTACCCTGCAAGTTCTGCAGCCTTCTTAGCATCACCCTGACATTCAATCAGGTGCTCAAGGAAAGACTCTTGTTTAGGTGTAAGCTCACGTTTTGTTTGGGCACTGTCAATGCTTGGTAATATAGCCATGTTCTTTATTATAGCTGCACCTGAGAAATTTGTCAAGCTTTTAAAGTTTTTTTCTTTAACCCTTGACAAAAGTGGATTGAGGATGTATAATAACTTTAGTGCCCCCCGGGTTATAGCATACCTCAGAGCTCCCTGCTCACATGCTAAAACAACCTTAAGTACCCTTCAACTTATCCTCAAAATAATACCTATAGACTATAAATATTTATAAGTCTTTATGTCTCGGGTTGTAAACTAGATATAGGGCTATCTGGTTAATAGGGTATATGCTGTAAAATGTATAACCATGCTATAGATATATAGGGTAGAGGGTATGGTCTCCTGCCTACCCCCTTCTCAACTTCACCACAGAAATCTCAACCAGTTGTAGTGGCACTCCCTAACTTCAAAAGCTTCAGGGTTCCTCGGTAGCTGTTCTGTTCGAGGACAGATTGATCTTTTACTCGTAAACATCTGCAGAGTCTTACATTCGAAGCTTCTTCAGGTTCCTTGAAGGTTTCGGGCTGTGATCTTTCTTTGACCTTGAGACAACATTCATGTCGCTTTTGAAGTTCCAAAGCATAGTTTCACCTTCTTAACTCATGTTGTACCCAATAGCTCAACAGGTGCTTGAGCCTTGCAGGTGCACGAACCTATGCTTTGTCAAAGCCTTATTATATCTCACTGTATTTCCCATATTATATCCTTTAAGATAAGAGCATGTATTGCTTAAGTCTCTTCAATTGTAGGCTTTGAAGGTCTTTCGGGTGCCACTACATCGTCTGGCTCATGTCCTAAAGATTCATGATCACTCTCAAAGAAACCTCGGTTCACATCTTAGATTCGAAAGTGTGGGGAAACTGAATAGTTACACTCGTAATCTAAGAATTTCTCATTTCTATCTGCCAAATTAAGTGGTTAACAAACCATAAGAGATTTCAAAGTGACAAATGTTTACAGATTTTCTCCTAAGACAACGAAAATAAGTAAAACTTTTTGATCCAGGACTCCCTCGAAGCTCACTCGTACTGGACAAAAACTAGACATTTGCAACTTCAAAATCTTTATGGTATTATGTTTTTTTAATTAGGAGATATAAATGGAAATTCTTATAGATTACTCAAACAATGAAACTATTAAGTTTCACACACTTTCTCAGGCTATGATGTTCACTCTCGATTTATTTGTGAGTGATATTCATGCTTTAGGAATTCACTGCAACGATGTAGTGGCAACTCAATCCCTTCAAAACTACATTGAAGGACTTAACCAATCCATATCTTAAAGGAGATAATTATGGAAAATACGTTCGATATAAACAGCTTTGACAAAGATAGAACCGGGGCACCTGCTTCATTCAATCAATGTCGAGCTATTGGGTACAAATTCGCCAAGAAGGGGGAAACTATGAATTGGAAGCTTCAAAAGCAAATTCAGGGTTGTCTCTACGGTCTTGCGAAAGATCAAAGACTCACCTTCAAGAAAGCTCATCAGCTTCTTCAGGGTAAGACTCTTCCGAAGGTTTACTTCGACAAGATAAATCTGTATCTTCAAGAGAACAGCTAAGTCTCAAAACTCCTTCGCTTTTAAAGTGAGGGAGTTTTTTTTATGTTTCGATTTCTTTAGGTTTGTTTCAAAGGTGTTGTTATAATTACCTCGAAGACTCGGTAGTTCTATTAATTTGCAGTCGACCATACCAAAGAAAGAAGTTTAAGTTAATTTAAATTTAATTTAAGTCTCGAGTCTTAAAGTTTAAGTCTTGGGGCAGGATGTTGAGGGCGATTTATTTAAATGTTGCACAAATGTTTCTAAATTGTCACACAAATATTACAAAATGTCACTTAATTGTCACATAAATGACACAAAAGGTACAGGAAAAGGTACAGATTTATTAAATTTTTATTTAATTTTAAAGTTTAAATTTTAAGTTTTTATAATTTTTAAGATTATAAATATATCTTAAGTTTGTAAAGTTGCCTTGACCGACAGGGCAAAAAAGCGTATAATTGGTCTCGTCTCGGCAACCATGCCTTGATGATTTACTTTATAAGGAGATAGCATGAGTAATAAAATTGACATCAAAAAGTTTAACTCAAATGAGAAAGCTAAACGCTATATCAAGGAGTTAGGCTATAATTTAAAAGACTACCATTGCTTCAAAGAGGACAGGTCTTTTCTATACACCAAGAAGTTTTCAAAACAACAGGTGTATCTTAGATCAACGTTCGATTATCTAAACGATAACACTATCGAAATGGGGACTGTATGGACAGTGCAAGTCTTTTAAGTTTTATATGCTTGACATCTTCGGCAGATGTCGGTATAATTATCGGGCTTGGCAGGTTCAAGCATTTTAAAAATTCATAAATTTTAAGGAGATATTATGAAAGAAGGGCATTTAATAAATAAAATCAACAGGTTAATTCCTATTGCAAAAGCAGCACCTATGTCAGAATTCTATGATGATGATAGCACTGGTATTTGGATAAGAGGTAGTGAGTATTCATACAAAGGAACTCTATCTTATGAAAGATTATTATTTGAGTATTACTTAGATGATGAAGCTGTCCACCCAGACTTAGCAAAAATAATAGAAGATGCTAATTGGATGTGGGAACCTTATGATGCAGGTACACTTATGTTGTACCCTAATTAATTTTACAGGAGAAAATTATGTTTATTGATTTAGATGAAAAAGATCATTTTGATATTATAGACTTTATAGAGTCTGTAATTGAGCCACGTGAAGCTATTCAAGAAGCTGACGAGAGTATTGAAGATGATATTTCACCTCTCGAGTTTTAAAGATTAAAACGCTTGACAGCGTGGCAAGATCGGGGTATAATTTGCCCCACAGAACGACAGGACATAATGTTAAAGAGCTTGAAGAAAAGGTGTGTACCTTTCAAACATCAAGATTAAATAATCCAACATTATCTCAAGGGACATGGAGAAACACCAGCGTAAAGACTATACAAAATAACCTGCATGAAACTCCCCCGACTTAAACATTCGCTATAGATTTGTTTTAGAAATTACCATGTGCTAGTTCATGGTTAAAAACTAACTAGCACCTTTATTAACCTTAATAACTATGGAGATAGTAAATATGTCAAAATTGATATACAGCAGAAATGGTAGCGAGACTACTGAAAGCATTGATAATGCACAACCTCAGATTCGAGCAATATGGAATCAAGCACATAGGTTTGGTGCTAATATTGTAAGAGTAAGAGCAGAAAAGAATAGATTTGGTACTGACACTGGTCGTACTTTTAATTCTTTTCATCATGGTAAAGTATCAATCTACAAGCAAAAAGATCAAGTGCATGAGAGTAATGCCTTATACTTTGCTAGAAAGATACCTCTTACCAAAGTAAACAAGGGTATGCAAATACTTGAGGTTGCTTCTAGTCTTGATGTGCAAGATACTTTGGATACTGTTGATGCTATTCAATATTATTCAGAGACTTCTTTCTTTGAAAGACTTTGGAACAGAATTAGATATGGTACTCCCATGTCTATCACATCCTAGTTTGTGTAAGAAAGAACTAGGAAAGTGTTGACAGGCACTTAAAAAACCGATAGTTATGTTGCTGTTGGAGGAGTTGGTAGTTATCTTCGGAACTAAAAAACTACCACTATTTTAACGCTAATATTTATGGAGATATATTATGGCACAGATGAGAGTAAAAGACCAAGACCTAGTTGTAGAACAGGTTGTAAGCACTATTGAAAGCAATGAACTTGAATTGTTCAAAGCTCGTAAAGATGTTCAAGCTATTGAAAAAACAATTCAATCAAGAGTTGAAGCTATTTCAAAACTTGTCGAACAATATCAAGACCTTGCAGAAGATATAAAAATAAACACTTCTGCTTTAAAAGATTTTGTTGGCTCGTTCCAAAGTAAAGCTGGTTTAAGTGAGCTAAATGAATATACTTACAATGGCTATCAAGGTTTTCAATTAACCAATGTTAGTAGATATGGTTCTACCAATGAAGTTCCCGATTATAAAATAATGTGGAAACTTGACAGTTCTAAAAAGCAAGAACTAACTACTAAACTCAGACTTCAAACTATGGGTGGAGACTTTGATGTCTACAAACTTATTGAGGAGTTGACTGCAGAATTCTCTAGTTAACCTAGGTGTAGTTTTGGCAGTTTACTACAACACAAAACTGTCATTTAATTTTATAGGAGATAACTATGAGCAACGAGATTAATAGCACCATCATGGATAACATGAGGGATAATGTGCATGAACTATGGGTAATCGAAGGTCGACCAGACTTAGAAGATGATTGCCTTCAGTATTGTTATGACAATATTGATAGACCTGTACCAATAACTATGATTGAGTTTCTATCAACACATTGTAGTCAAGCTATGTCTACCAAAGACTTTGAGTTTGTACAGGAAGAACATAGAAAAAACCTTGTAGTTAAACTACAAAACTTATCAAAGGAGATGAAAGATAATGCCTAAATATAATTTGCTATCTAGTGGTAGCACCAAGATTGAAAAGAGCAACAAGCTATCTGACAAATACTTTAGTCGGATAGTTTATCTAGCACCTGATAATTTAGCAGATGGCAAGAGAACTTTATGTCCATATGCTAAAGTTGCCAAGTGTAATGAAGCCTGTTTGAACACAGCAGGAATGGGTAAATTTTCTAATGTTCAGCAGTCTAGAATTAGAAAATCTCTGTTGTTCTTAAACGAGCCACAGGAGTTCATGAGACAGCTTGTAGAGGACGTAAATAAATTCTTAAGGGAGTGTGATAGGTTGGGTAAAAAACCTGCCCTACGTCTTAATGGTACAAGTGATATTCAGTGGGAAACTATTGAGGTTGATGGACATGAAAACATCTTTGCCATGTTCCCACAGATACAGTTTTATGACTATACAAAAATCCCAACTAGGAAGGTAGAGCACATACCTAATTATCATTTGACTTGGAGTTATTCCGAAGCTAATGATAAGTATGCTACTCTGTTCGACAAAGTATCGAACAACATAGCAGTAGTCTTTCGTGATGCTCTACCTAAAATGTTCAAGGGTTTAAAAGTAATTGATGGGGACAAACATGACATGAGATTCTTAGATGAAACTCAAGTGGTGGTAGGACTTATCGAAAAGGGTGAAGCCAAGAAGGATACTTCAGGCTTTGTAATTGATTTAATAAATGCGAGGGCAATATGACAGTAAATAAACACTTAAAAGCAACTGATGCAGAGATAACTGAAGTTGAATTGGATAGAAAGTTCGAGGAACTTTATGATGGTATCGAAGAAGCAGATAATAAAATAGAAGATGTATCTTATAGACAAGATGATTTTGAATCTGATATTGATAATGTTCAATCTGACATTGCAGATTTAAACATTGAAGTTGGTAGTTTGTTAAGAACTATTGAGGACTTACAAGATACTATCCAAGAACTACAAAATAATTTAGAGGAACTAACTGATGGATAAAGAATATACAATCATAGAAAAAGCTGTAGGTAAAGCATTTTTTCAAGGGTATGGTTTGATGTTTAAGTATCACAAGATTGAAACAGGTGAGCATGAACAACGAATGCTATTGACTGTATCAGATATTAAATACAATGCTGATAGTGAAATCTTAGTAGGTGGTTGTATCAATACTGATGGGGATTACAGACAATTCTTCATGGAAAACATGATGTCTGTTAAACCTTTTACATATGTATCTATTGACTAAAGGAACTTTTTATGATACAATACAACAAGATTAAGGTGAGTGCAAAAGTAAAAGCTAAACACACCATATCAGATTATTTGATGAAGGTGTTTGATGGGTTGATACATAATCCATTAGACTTTATAGATGATTGGGGAACCATGACAACAAAAGAACAAGAAGCAGTGATAGATCAAGTCAGCTTATTTGAGGACAGGATACACAAACTGCTTGGAGTTAAATTTAAGGAGATAACAAGTGCGAGTAATTTTAGTAAATCCATTTGACGAGACAGTCAAAGAAGCAGTATATGGTGGAGACTTTAGAGAAATCTATGATCTCATAGGGTGTAGAACCTTTACAGTTCAGATGATTGATGAAGACAATGAT